CACTTCATCCTTTTCATTTGTTCCAAAGTCATTTTGATCATCTCCTTGCGCTCGGGCATGGGACGGTTGTGCAATCTGTTTGCCATCTCAACATTCAGATTAGACATCTTAACAGGGGCTATCGGTGCGCCTGGTCGGTCAAACTCCTGCACCGTAGCCAACTGACCACGCAGCCGGTTTCGGTGCGCTTCTTTCTTTTTGTTCCACTCTTGCTGTGCATACTTAACGTCCGAATGCCCCATCTCGATTGAATCGGTGCGCTTTAAGTGCTCGCGCCATTGCTTTCTGCCCTCAATCATCACGCCATCAGGCGACATAAAGGGCGCAATATCGCCCATGACCGAGGCCATCGTTTCGTTTCGGTACTCGCCCCGCGTGACTTCATAAGCCTCGCTGCCGTCTGATGGAAAAACCCAAGTACGTTTCATAGCAAATCCAAAAGTGTTTCCAAATCTTCTTCATCTTGCTCAAACTCAATCCGCTTTTTCAGCGTTTCAATCTGAACCATGACCGCATCATAAGTGATTACAGTTTGAGCTGCAATATCTATTGTCAGAGCTGGTGCGCTGGTGATCTTCTCCCGCTGGTCAGGCGGCAACCCAAACAGCGCTGTCTTGATCTTTTCCCTGCGCTTGGCCTCTTGCTTCTTGTCCTGCTCCCAAGCTTTGTCGCGCTCATCAAACCCAAAATGCCCACCTAGTAGGACTTCGCTTGGCGGTGGTGGCGCTGCCGCTGGGCCAATCGTGGCAAAGGGAAGCTCGGCAAATGCGGCATACCCAAACACTTACTTATGCCCCCCACTTAGCAGCAAGTCCATCCGCGTAAGTCTTGTTAACAATGTCTGTGGCTGCGCTTGGCGCTGTGCTAATTGTGCCTGTGGTCAAGGCCACCGAGGTTATATCGGTGTTTGCCCCACTCATTGCCGCCGTAAGGTTAGTCCTAGCATCTGCTGCGGTTGTGCCGCCAGTGCCGCCATTAGCCACCGCCACAGTGCCGGTGACATTAGATGCCGTGCCTGTGGTGTTTTGATTAAGGGTTGGTATATCAGATGCAACAATAGCCCTAAAGATTGGAACTCCATCAGCGGCATTGGGTGCTGCCAATATATATTTAGCCGTTTTAGATGCGTAAGGATTTAAGGTATCGCCATAATTTGCCGCCAAGCTTATTGCCGGTGTTGCGCCACCTGTTGACGAAACAGGTGATGTGCCGCCAACCGAGGTAACTGTTCCCACGCTTACTGAGCCGCCCAACGATGTGGCAACGCCATTTATTGTGATTGAGGAGTAAGTTAAGGCGCTGTTTGGTATTGATGTTAAGCCCGAACCTGACCCCGAAAATGATGTAGCCGTAATTGTTGTGCCTGTAATGGCTTTAGGCGTAATCCCGCCAATTACCAAGTTATCCAATGTGCCTGTATTAATAGGCGCTATCTCAACCGATCCTGTCCCTGTGGGCTTCATGTGGACGTGGCCTGTCCCTGTGGGGCTTATATCGACTTGGGCATTTGAGCCGTTAATGTTGGTTGAGACATTTAGCGTCAAGTTATCGCCACCGCCTGCACCCATGCTTAACTGGGTTGTGCCTGATGCGTTTTTAAGGGATAACCCTGCCGAATTAGTGGCTTGAACTGTTGGAGTAGATAGGCTTGTAAGGGTAGCCGTTCCACCTGTAATCGTCACCGAATTGGCGTTTTGGGTAGACATTGTTCCCAAGCCGCTAATGTCAGTATTGCTTAACGTGACCTCGCCAAATTTGCCAGCCACCGAAATAACTGTTTTACCAGCAGGCAAGGTAACAAACACATCCTTTGTGCCTGCCGTCAATAAAAGCTTAGACCCGCCGTTAGATGAGCTTAAAACAGTATCGCGGCTTAACGTATTGGAAAGATACGTCCCAATCCCTACTTCCCATTCGGTAGTCCCTTGGATCGTGTAATAAGTTGTGTTGTTGTTGCCAACCGCTGTAAATGCTTGAAACCCAGCCACCGCGCCATCAAGAGATAACGTGCCTGTTCCTGTCGTGGTGGTGGTTTCCCTAACCCTGTCCGCTATGACAAAGCTCATACTGCAATCTCAACACCCGCCGCCCGACCATCAGGCCCACGAATAATGCGCTTGGGTGCGCTGATTGCCTGCATTACACCGGTAATCTGTCTAAGGGTTTGACCGTGCATATCAGCAAGGCGGTTAATTGCTTCGCTCATGCCGTCACCCAAAGTAGCGTCAAGCTCCTCGGATGCCGCCATTTGTGCGCTTAAGGCCGCTTGATCAAGGCCAGCTTTTGCACCAATTTGAGCCACAAGGACTTTAGTTGCTGCATCAAGCTCTGCTTTCCATCGCTCATATTCTTCCTTTCCAGCCATTTCTCGGGCTTTTATCTGCATCTCGTTATTCTGTTTAGCCGCTTCAAACTCGGCTTTCATCTGCTGTAATTGCATCTCTGCTTGCACCTTGGCTTGTTGCATCTGCATATCAAGTTGGGCTTTAACTTGCGTCATCTGTGCGTCAGCTTGCATTTTCATCTGCTCTGTCTGAGCCTGCGCCTGCATACGCATTTGTTCAGCTTGCTGATCTGACTGTAGCTTCATCATCTCAGGATTTGGCTGTGGTGGCTGCTGTGCAGCCTGCGCCGCTTTGTCGGTCAAGGCTTTCATGGCCTGTTCAATCGCCCCCTCCATTCCTCGACCCGCCCTAAATCTGCGGACAAGGAATAAAAGCATCTCTGACATCATGGGCAACATCTCAGGTACGCCCTGCATAATAGGCAATGAGCTTTGCAAGAATGAGCCAATGGTTTCCACCGCTTCAGACGCCGCTTGCTTTTCTGCCTGCTCATCAATCTGAGCCAAACTGTCAGCCTCGACTTGGATGTGGAAGTCCCTGATCGTGCTGTTGGACAGCATTTGGATCGCTGCTTGCAACAATTGAGGATTTTGACCGTCTTGCGTATTCATTACGCCCGACATCTCAACAATCAAGTCAGGTGGGTAAAACTTGCAAATGATCTGCGCTTTAAGCCTAAATACATCTGTGGCAAACCGAGCCACATCGCCTTGACTGCTCTTTAACCGCAAGCTACCAAAGTTGGCCTTGAGCTGTTGAGCACCTAGCGTTTCTTGGGCTTTTGATGCCCCACGCAAAATGTCCGATATGCCCATGATTTCGTAGATCGACTGCTTAACCTGTTCCCGAGCCGCATACAACTCTCGCAGGGTAATGATGATCTGCGAGGTATCCATCATGTCAATAGCGCCTTTTAAGCCGCCTTTTTCTGACATTGCCGCCCAACCGGTCACAGGGAATAGCTTGTTATCTACGCCCTCGCTAAACATCCGCGCCAGCTCTTTAAACTCAGCGTTAAAGACACCAACCGCCTTACAAGCCTTGGTCAGCAAGTAAATGCGCTGTGTTAAGTTGTCTAACTCTTGCGCTTGATCTTCATATTCGCAGAAGTCGGGTACAGGGATCATCGTGCCGGTGGTGGTGGTTGCCATCAGCGGCTTGGGGCATGGGAAAAACTCTTCTAGCTCTAGCGGGTCATCACGCTCATCTAGCGCCTGTGGATAACCTTTGGCAATCCAGCAAACCTTACCGCTACGCTTATTCCAAATCTCATAGACCTTGGCTTTTTTGTCATAGGTCATCTTGGCGGTCAAGGGATTCTTGCCGTCCATGTCGGTGTTTGAGCTGGTCAGGCTAACGTTTTTAAATACGTCTCCAAAGCGCTCAATGCCCTCGTCCTTGGTCATATAGACCGCCCGAGCTACCCACCAAACCTCATCCCATGTGCGAGCTGGTGAATGCAAGAAGTCCGACCAATAAACGTAATCAATGGGGCTGTGAGCTGCGTCAATGCGCTCGGTTGGGTCTTCTACGGTGTTGTAAACCTGAGATTCGTCAGCCTCTTCCATCTGCCCCTCAACCTCGGGGCGCTCGTTGACAATGATCGGCTCGTAGCGTATCCATGCCGTACCGCGACCAGGCAGCAATCTATCCTCCACCACCCCACGCATTGCATTGTCAAAGTCTGCAAATTGGGTGGTCTCATACTCCATCACCCTCTCAAGCATTGTTGAGGCAAGGCGACCTACAGGGTCTTGGTCAGAAAATCGGCGTGAAACCTCGGGCTTGGCTTGGCGACCGTACAAGGCAGGAAACAGGACTTGGATGTTTGACCACAAGATGTTGAACTTCATCCTTGGCATTTCTATTGCATCGCGTTCATCCCGATAGCGCTTGACAA